AATGGGGCGTAGCAAATTGCTTTTTCTTGTTGTGTCATTTTTTTAGGTTTTTGATGTAAGATAATTCAGTTTAGATTTTGCTTTAAATTAAAGATATTTGATGCACTTTTTTAAACCTATTTGAAGCCGTTTTTAAATTTTCAATACCTTGCTTATAATAACTATCTTTTAATTCAATGCCAATAGCTTTCCTACCCATTGAAACCGGGCTATAAACTTCGCTACCAACTCCACCAAAAGGGGTTAAAACCGTTTCACCTGCGTTGCTGTAAAGTTCTACTATCCTATCAATTACGTCTAACTGCAATGGATGTACGTGTTTTTCGTCATCTTCTTCTTTGGTGTCTTTAAATGGCAATACATTATCAATCCTGATATCGTCCCAAACCGATGAAGCGTAACGCTGCCAAATTAAATGACTCATTTTGTTTTCTTTTGGATCACCTTTAAAGTTTTTCCATTTTGTTTTAAAATCTTCGTAATTGCCATACGTTTCAATGTGAGCAGGCAAAAAAGGTGTTTCCCCAAAGTATTCATTTAATCCAAAAGGATGAATTACTGGAACTTCGCTATCGCCATTTCTTGTAAATATCAAAACGTAATCAGGCATGGCAGTAAAACAACGGGTAGTATCTTCAACGATAAACTTGTGCATCAAGCTTTGCACCATTGTTCGCATACGAACCTTTAGCGGCTCTTTCCAAACTGTTATCCTGTTGCGATAATGGAAGCCATATTTTTCATGAAGCCTAATTATTTCATGCGGAAAATCCCAAAGGAAAGAACGGTTATCAAATACATCCGTACAATGTACTGCGTTTATTCTACCCGGCTTTGTTACTCTTGCCATTTCAGCAACAAGAAATTCGTACTGCTGTAAAAATTGTTCTTTGCTTTCGCAGTTACTAAAATCATTTTCATGACTGCTGTAATTATACAGCCCTGCAAAAGGAGGAGAATAAACAACTAAGTCAATACTGGCATTTGGCAAAGTTGGAAGCACGTACATACAATCGCTGTTATACCATGCGTAATCTTCGGTAACAATTTGTTCTTTAATCATTTTTTTTAGTTTATAAAGTTTGGTAATTTAATTTCTTTGTTAAATGCTTTTTTGTCAATAATAAAAGTAGAGTTTGTTTGTTTGGTAAGATTTTCAAACATGGTAATAGCTTTGTCCTTTTTTACCATAAGACTTTCCATTATTCGAGTTTGACCATCGGATAAAATCAAATCTACGTAAACATTTCTTTTTTGCCCAAATCTCCAAAATCTTCTTATTGCCTAATAATACTGCTCATAAGAATAAGTTGGGAAATATGTAGTATGATTGCAATGCTGCCAATTTAAACCAAATGCCGTGATAGATGTTTTCGTTATTAGCTTTTTAATTTCACCATTTGAAAAAGCTAACAGAATTTCCTCCTTTTCGTCAACATTCATTTTGCCTTTTACTTCTTTGGTATCTTTATCCAGTTTAGAAATTAAATCGGCTTCATCATTTAGGTTTACCCAGTAAACGCTTACATCGTGTTTACTGGCTTTTTCAAAAGCCATTTCACAACGCTGCGTAATTGTGCTTCTAACCTCTGCCTTTATTTCAAAAAAGTTTTGAGCGGGCAAAGCGAATAGGCTATGCTGCCCATTTATTGCTAAAGGGTTTTCATTCCTGATAATAGTTTCAACTTCATGCAATTCTGGTAAAATGTGCCTATCGTCATTGTAACCTAAATCGGAAGGCTTACGCATAGAAATTGACCACGAAGCGATCCACCGCCAGAAGTCTTTTTCGGCATGGGCTTTTAAATACCAATCAACACCCTCCCTTGCTTGAGCAATGCGACCAATCTTTACAGTATTGTTATTATTATTCTTAAAAAACTTTGTCAGCATATCCGTATAACCTAAATATCCCAACGCCTCGCTACTTGTACCAAGTTCTATAAAGTCGTTTGGCGAAGGAGTGGCTGTAAAAAGAAAACGATACTTTACTTTTCGTAGAAAGTTTGTTACCTGCTGCTTTATTGCTCCATCAAAGTTTTTTAAAATACTACTTTCGTCCAATAAAACACAATCGAAATCAGCAGAATTAAAATTATCTAATCTTTCATAATTGCAGACAACAATTTTTGTTTTATACTTCCCATCTTTTGAATAAGAAATATCATCAATTCCAAACTTTTCAGCCTCTTTGATAAATTGAAATGCTACAGCCAAAGGAGTGATGATTAATACTGGTTTATTTGTATCCTGTATGTAATTTTTAGCAATAACTAATTCAATAATTGTTTTCCCAAGTCCTGTGTCTAAAAATACTGCGCATCTTCCTTTTTTAATAGCATATTCAGCTACGTGCTTTTGGTAATCAAACATCGCATCTGGGATAAAATTTGGCTTTATGCCGTAATCTACTTGCGTATGCTTCTTTGATTCTAAAAATTCTAAATAATCATTTTTCATTTTTTAGGTTTTATATTGTTTAGAAATAATTTGCAATATCTCATGGAATGTCTCGCATTTATAAACCGTTCCTTGCCATGTATCAAAAAATGCCTGTTCATCAGCCGTTAGTTTTTTTGCGCTGTTTGGTTTGCTGCTGTCCTTCAATTCAATCAAAAAGTTTATTCCTCTTAAGCCTACAACAATATCGGGGAATCCTTTTCCAACCATCGAAGTTATAAAAACAGAAGCTCCAATCTTTCTTAGCTGGTTTACAATTTCATTCTGATTTGCATCAATTCTTTTTGCTCTCATTTATCTGTGTGCTTTGTATGCTCATTTATTGCTTTGAATATTTGAAAAACAACAGCAGGAACAATAGCGTTTCCGTATGCTTTTATTGATTCGTTTCGATGCCAAGATTTGAATTTTGCTGCTGCTTTCTCTGTTTCCATAGCAACCAATGCAACTTCATGTGACAAGTAGGGCAAAGTGTCTGCAAATTGCTCGGTGAATTGTTTTTCCAATTCTCGTCCTTGTGGTGAATTTGTAATCGTTCCGTATTTTGACAATTTTCGCATGATGTCTTTCGATGCTTTCTCGCTCCATACAGAAAACCCTTTCTCGATTCTATTGGAGGGCGAACATAGTTGCATTGTTTGGAACAATACTCCCTTTTCATGTATCTTGTATAATCCTCTAATCTGTTCTTGAATTTCCTGCGATTGAATTGCTTTCCACATTTCTTGCAGGTCTTTATCGGTGTATCTTTTGCTAATTGTGGCATAAATTTCAGATTTTATATTTCTAAGTATCCATTCGGAAATCCCATCATAGATTCCACAAACAGGGGGTTGAGTTGGGAAGTCTTGCCAGTCATTTGGAACGCCCGTTTCTGTAATCCGTCTTCGTTCCTTTTCCCTGTATTCTTTTCCGGGCTGTCCGATGCTAATGGCGTTGGTAGCATCATATTCTTTACATCCCTGTTTAAGTCTTTCTGATTCGAATAACCAGTTTGCCCTTTCCAATCCCTGCTGTTGGGAGTGGATAGCATCCCCACCCATCTGCTCAACGTTACGCTGTGCATACTCCCCTCCTTCACTTGTGTTGATTTCATGTTTGCTGTTGCCCCCGTTGAATCCATTGCAGTCGGAGTGAGCCACATTTTGTAAAACATCGCTGCATCCAATATACTGTTCGGTCTGTTCTCTCCATTCTTTCGGCTCATCATTGTTGTTGCTCCCTTGTTTAACAACCCCTCCACTCGTTCGGGATGGTCTCTTTGTACACTTGTTGGAGTAGGCCACAAACCAAACCCTATCCCTTCTGTGGGGAGCGTTGACGGCACAAGCTGGAAGTACATACGGTTGTACTTCGTACCCTTCAGCTTCCAAGTCAGATTGCACCTGGTTGAATACCATCCCTCCATCCCAATTAACAATTCCGAAAACATTTTCGCCCACGACCCATGTTGGCTGAATTTCCCGAATTGCTCTAAGCATTTCCGGCCAAAGGTGCCGTTCATCTTCTGTTCCTTTTCGTTTTCCTGCAAGGCTAAAAGGTTGACAGGGGAATCCTCCGGTGAGTACATCAATTCTGTTTGCATATTTTGTAAATTCAGTTTTTTTAATATCTCCAAATCCTTCAGCTTCAGGAAAATGATGCCGTAAAACTTTTTGTCCAAATTCGTTCCATTCGCACCATGCTAATGTTTCCCACCCTGCCCAATGTGCAGCTAAAGAAAATCCGCCAATGCCTTCAAATAATCCTAAGTGTTTCATCATTTGGTTTCAAAATAGTTCTTTACCGCTATCTGACGGAGCAGCCGATTATAAAATTTTTCCTTTTCTTCATCGTCGTAAAAATAATCCTTGTCAACGTAAAGCAAATTGTTAATCCTCAAATCAGCCTCTTTTTTTATTTGTTCCTGTTCCTCTAAAGTAGGGTTTAGTTTTAATATCCGATACAACTTTGCAGGAATTAGTAAAACATTCTTGGTCATGTTCCATGTGGAACGTCCTATTTCAATCCATTCTTCATCGGTTACTGGTTCGGTTGATGCAGGTAGTTCCTTTGGTTTTTCTTTCGGCAGTTCCTTATACCGTTCTTTTGCCCATGACCGGTAAGCGTTCATAATTTGAGAAAAGTACAGGCAACTAAAATTTTCGTAGTGTTGCGGATCTACTTCTAACTTGCCCAGTACCGCCATGTCAAAAGCTAAAAATATTTCATTAAGAGTGTGGTTGGAATAGTTGGAAATCAGGTGGTTAATCAAAACAGCCTTTTCCTCATCAGTAGGCATATTGGCGGCACGTAGGCCTACTTTAAGCATACACATCCGTAAACACTCCTTTACCCTCTCGTGGGATTCCTGCCGTATCTTGCAGCCTTGCAAAGCCTTTTCAAACTTACCAGTTACGGAGGGCTTCCATTCTTGCGGCTGAAGTGCCAAGTTTTTGTTTTCCATTATCATATTGTTTCATTCGTGTAATCCATCCGGCGGCGGCGGCTTTCCAGTTTTGCATTTTGTTTTTACCGACCTTCCATCCGTTACTTTCGTAATGGTTTATGAATAATTGTGCTTGTGCCATTGCTGTAAAATCGTCTAACTTTTCCGCCATGACCTTTACTACATCGTCAATTTCGGGCGGGGCGAAATTCTTTTTTTCTAAAACAGGTTTGTAATTTGGTTGATGTATTTCTGGAACGCAGGACGTAAGTCCTATATTCTCATTTACATTTACATTAGCATTTACATTAGCATTTACATTAGCATTAGCTTGCCTCTCGCTTTTCTTTTGCTTAGGTTTCGCTTCGGTTTCGCTTCGCGTTTGCTTATTTTTTTGCTTGTTGCCATTTATAAACCGTTGATGATTAGCATCTAACTGTGGTTTTATAAGTGTAAAGAAACCCAACGGAACACCTGTTAAATCGGGTTCAAGATGGTTCAAACTGTAGTTGAATATAGCATTATACACCTCTGCCTGTATCTCCAAGTCAAGCGTTTGTATAGATTCATAAAAGCTGCGGTAAAAGATTACGCTATCTCTTTTCATTAAATAATTTTAAAAGTTTCAAAATTTCGTCTTTCAAATACCCATCTTTACCAGATCCGAGCAGATAATTTTTCACCGTGTACGGGTGTACATCGCATTTATTGGCAGCCAAAACGCTAAATTTTGTTAGGTTCCCGGAGTCCTTTAATTCCCTGTAAGCCGCTTGCAGCATGGCATCTACGCTTAAATGCCGATTGCTAAAATTTATAGTATCTTTCATAACCGCAAATCTACAAATAAT